ATTAATACTAAACGTCTCCAAATACCATCATCAGTACCACGAATTATAGGTTTGTGGTTAGTAGACACCCATATTTTAAATTGGATGGCAGAAGGAGCCTATATGTGGATGCAAGAAGGTTTGGCTATGCCAGAGAAACTTAAAGAGGCAAGTAAAGCTTATCGTAATGAGATGGATGTTATTGAACAGTTTATTGAAGATGAGTGTAAGCGAGTAGATGACGGAAAAGTAAAAGCTCATGAGTTATATGAATTATATAAAAAATGGGCGGACGATAATGGAAATTACAAAATGAGCAACAAAGATTTTGGCAAAAAGATGAAAGAGAAATTTGAATATAAACGAATTACGAGCGGGATGTTTTATTTTGGCTTAGAAATACCGATGAAATATCCAGGGTTAGAAAGTTTATAAAATTATGTAGGGTATGTAGGTGGAAATGTAGGGTAAAAATTACACTTTAAAGCTTACAAACCTTTTTATATCAGTGTTTTTATTATCTTTATGTATATTATGTAGGGTAAGAGTTGTAAAAGTCATATACAAAAATAAAAGGAAATATATAAATATAGAGAACTTTTTTAAGAGTTACCCTACATAATTTCATTCAAACGTAGAGCGCGTAAGGTTTGAGCGCTATTTTCACCCTACATATCAGCCTACATTCATTAACATTGTGGAGGATACATGACTGAACAACAAATACAAAACGAAATAATCTTAGCAATCAATCAACGTGGTCATAGACTCTTTAGAGCAAATGCAGGCAAAGTCATAACTAAAGACAATCGCGTTATCAAATTACTCCCTAAAGGGTTTCCTGATACATTCGGTTATCGTAAATCGGATGGAAAGTTTATCGCAATTGAAGTGAAAACTGAAAAAGGTAAACTAAGACCTGAACAAATTAAGTTTAAAGAATTTATAGAAACACAGAATGTTTTGTACGGAGTAGCAAGAAGTGTGGAAGATGCAATCAAAATAGTAGAGGGTGATTAATTGGAACACAGAGAAGAAACCATCGAAGTTGAAGCAAAGTTAAAAGTGCGCGTGAAGTACCCTGTGTGGATTAATAACAGAATCACTACAGAAGAAGAACGCGAACGACTTTTAGATTTAATCAGTAACAACCCTGACAAAGAGTTGATGAATGAAGATTTTGAACTAGTTGAATTAATAGAGGTGGAGTAAATGGAAATCGCAAAAATGAGAGTTAAAAATAAATATTTTAGTATCACACCTGATGTAGCAGAAAAAATGCAAAAAGCAGATATCAATTCAGTCATTTTAAGACAAAGATTAGCAAAAGGATGGGCTTTTGAAGACGCAATAGAAGCACCTATTGGAGTAAGACGTAGTGAGTGGAATAGTTTGAAACCTAAAGAGGACGAAATTGCTAGTTATAAAGAGAGAATGGAGCAACGCAGATTACAAGAGTTGAAACGAAAGAAACCACATTTATTTACAGTGCCTCAAAAACACCCTCGTGGTGAATGGTGCACGTATCTTATGGAGAATGACATTTTCTCTAAAGTGAGGGTGTAAACGGATGAAAATTAGTGATTTAAAGAAAAACGATGTAATCAGATTATATAGACGGAATAAACCCGGTTATATTTTGGCGATAGTTGATGAACCCGGTGGCACTAATAGAAAGAATGGCAAATATTTATGGACGAAAATTGAGATGGAAAACGGGAGAAAAATTGAGATAAATGATACTTGGAATTTTTTAAAAACAGATGAGCCATTCACACGTAAGGCGGATATGCAAGAAAAAACAGATATGGTACATGAACCACCGCACTATCAATTTGGTGAATTTTCAGCACGAGTGATTATCGAATTAGTAGGTAAGACATACAAATCAGCGTCAGTATTTTATCATGTGGGCAATGCGCTCAAATACTTAATGAGAGCACCTAGAAAAAATGGTTTGCAGGACTTGGAAAAAGCTAAGCAAAGTGTTGAATTTGCCATAGAGAAGTGGGAGGAGTAAACATGGTGTATATGTACGAACCATTCACTCACACAGTGACTAAGACAGATAGGTGTTAAAGGCTTTGTGGTTAAGGTAGCAGGAAGCAGAGTGACTATGAAAGTTAGTGAGTGTGACATAAAAAGGAACAGGGAGTGTGTAAGGAATGGCAGAAGTTAAGTTATCACAGGAAAGTTATGACGAACTTTTAGAAGATATAAAAGTGTTAAAAGAACAAGAAAATAAACATTACGAAATAATTGCAGAACTAAGAAATGAAAACACAAGTTTGAAAACAGAAAAAGAAGTTGTCTATAACACTTGTAAAGAGTGGATAAAAGACTATGAAGAACTGTATGAAGATTATACAAAATTAACAAATAAAGTCGTTGCACTAGATAAAATTAAAGAATTTATCAATGCAGAATTTAAAGAATATGAAGGTTTAGCTATTACAGATTTATATGACGGTGGTATTTTGTACGCAATAGAGAAAGTGGCAGACATTATTTACGAGAATGAGGAGGAACAATAAATGACAAATACATTAGATCAATTAGTAGAACAAGTACAACAATGGAGTATCGATAAAGATTTGCACAATGGTAATTCATTCACTCAATACGCTAAAACGTCAGAAGAATGCGGGGAAGTTGCTGCTGCATTATGCAGAGACAATACAGACGCTCTCAGAGACGGTATAGGAGACGTTGTCGTTACTTTGGTAATATTAGCCCAACAAAATAATATGACGTTACAGGAGTGTTTAGAACAGGCTTATGGAGAGATTAAAGATAGAACAGGAAAAATGTCAAAAGACGGGAGCTTCATCAAGTCAGAAGATCTCGAAAGATAAAGATATTCTGACTAAAATTCGGGAGGTGCTAGGGAAGTGACACAATACCTAATCACAACATTAACAGATTCAACAGGACGTAAACACAAACATGTAGCAAAACTTAAAGATAATCAGACGACAACTGTGGTTAATGCAGAGAGTAAAGAAGAGGCAATGAAGAAGTATGAGGAGAGCTATAATGATTAAACGATTATTAAATATTTGGTTCACTATCGCAATGTACGAGTTAGGTAAATGGATTGGTAGAGAGTTGTATTACAAGTTGACTGCAAACGATGAGGTGGAAGTGCCGAGTGATTATGCAATTAATACTGATAAGCAAGATATAAACGAGGTGAATTGTTAATGTGGATTATTCTTTCGATTATATTGGCTATTGCACTCTTAATATCATTAAGTGTTCAAAGTGAACTGAGAGTCAAAATAAGTGAATATAAATACTATAACGAATTATTAAGTCGTCAAATTAAGTATTTTGAAGATAACAAAAAGTAAGTATCGGAGGTTTCTTATGAATTTAGGTAAAGAGGATATACCAAAGTTAGAACAGTTCTTTCGTAATTATGAAGATATGAAAGGGCAGTTATTATACAGACGATATGAATTATTATATCAGCCTCAAGATACAAATACTGGTGGAGGCAAAAGTAACTTGCCATCAAGTCCAGTAGAGAATGAAGTTACTAAGTTACACAGTGACTTGAAGTATAATAACTTACAAGCAATTATACAAGCTATTGAAGATGTATATAATAATGCTACACAGGAACAAAAGCTTATAGTTGATTATAGATATTGGGAGAAAGACTTAACAGTATATGAATGGCCAGACATTGCACATGAGTTAACAAAGGCAAGAAAAGATAACAAAACAATCAGTAGAGATGCTACACTTCGTATGCGTAATCAACTGATGAGAGAGACAGCTAAAAGAATTGGTTGGGTGAGTTTTGACTAAAGCGCACTTCCGACATACTAGAAGTGCGGGTTGTCAATAGGGTATTATAGTAGCATAAGGAAAACTGGATAGCACCTTTAGAAGTGGAGTTGTTATTCAGTAGGTATGTGATCCAACACTATATTCTTGAGGCACGTTACTTTTGTAGCGTGTCTTTTTGTATGCACCTATCTTAACTACCCACAGAATAAGGACGCACATATTAAAGGACACTACTTATTTAAGGTGGGGTTTGAAGGTGTTACTATTTAAGGTCACATACTTTTAGGTCATCACTTTAGTGTGTGACATACATGACAATAAACATTCATTTATATATCAAAAGGTTTCATTAGTTTAAGAGATTAATAGAAACATTAAATAATAAATAAAAATTAAAGTTTGTTTGTTGTTTAACAATTGAATGTTAAAAGAAATGTTTTCTTAATCATAATCTTTGTGAGATTAATTTCTATTTGATTGATAAAACAATTTCTAAAGTTAAAGACAAAATGATTTGAGATTATAATTTCTTATTTCATTTTGTCTTTTCTTTTATTCTTAAATTGATTTGAGTTTCTTTGTTAAGAAATGAAAGAACAAAAGTTAATTGAAAGAAGTTGAAATGAATTTGAGTAATTTCAAAGTTCCAAAAGTTAGATTAGGAAACAGAACTTATAGTCAAAGCGAGCTACAAGACTATAGGAAAGCCAATACACAAAGGTATAACCAAGAGGTTAGGCATAATAGGCACAATAGGGAGTATACAGCGTTCTACAACAGTACACAGTGGCGTAAGTTGTTCAGTCATGTATCCTCCACAATGTTAATGAATGTAGGCTGATATGTAGGGTGAAAATAGCGCTCAAACCTTACGCGCTCTACGTTTGAATGAAATTATGTAGGGTAACTCTTAAAAAAGTTCTCTATATTTATATATTTCCTTTTATTTTTGTATATGACTTTTACAACTCTTACCCTACATAATATACATAAAGATAATAAAAACACTGATATAAAAAGGTTTGTAAGCTTTAAAGTGTAATTTTTACCCTACATTTCCACCTACATACCCTACATAATTTTATAAACTTTCTAACCCTGGATATTTCATCGGTATTTCTAAGCCAAAATAAAACATCCCGCTCGTAATTCGTTTATATTCAAATTTCTCTTTCATCTTTTTGCCAAAATCTTTGTTGCTCATTTTGTAATTTCCATTATCGTCCGCCCATTTTTTATATAATTCATATAACTCATGAGCTTTTACTTTTCCGTCATCTACTCGCTTACACTCATCTTCAATAAACTGTTCAATAACATCCATCTCATTACGATAAGCTTTACTTGCCTCTTTAAGTTTCTCTGGCATAGCCAAACCTTCTTGCATCCACATATAGGCTCCTTCTGCCATCCAATTTAAAATATGGGTGTCTACTAACCACAAACCTATAATTCGTGGTACTGATGATGGTATTTGGAGACGTTTAGTATTAAT